TCGTGTAAATCTCTTATTAAAGCTTCTTTTATTGCTTCTTTAGACATCCCGCTTTTAGACATTCGGGTAATTACTTCACTTAAAGTTAAAGCTTGTTTTTCTGCTGCTATCCCAACAGAAGTTGAAAGCGTAATCCACATATCCTCAAGGTGTTCTGGAATTTCTTCTGGCATTACTTTATAAAGTGCATTGGTGTATTTATATGTTCTATTTGCTTTTTAATCTTTTCTTCAATTTTAGTAACAACTTTACGCTCTGCATCTTCCGATATGCCAAACCACGGTCTTGATGGGATTTTATTTGTACCCTCTTGATTCCAATATCCAATATCAATTCTTTTCTCATTGGGAAGCAATTCGCCAATTTGTTCGTCAGCTTTTTTATAAAAACGTTTAATCATTTTATTCTTATTTTTCATCAATCCTGTTTCTTTAAGTGGATGGTCAAATCCCTTGAGACGTATTGTAGATATAGCATTTTTTTTAAATGGTTTACCAAACTGACTTCCTCTGTCAATTCCGTGTTCAATATCTCTGGCAACCATATTAATTCCGTCTTTAAGTTCTTCTGATAAATCCAATCTGAATTTGTTTAAATCAAAATCCTTGCTAACTTTTAAATCCATTTTCATATTGAATGCCTTAAACTCTTGCCCTCTTTACGAGCTTGTGAAAATAAGTTTTTTTCCTTTTTTAGCCATTCAATGGATATTCCCCTTAAAAATTCTTTTGGTTTTGCAATTAGCAAATCAATATTGTCTGCTATTTTATTCATCATTTCGTCTGTCTTTTTATCTGTTCTATCTCTTAAAGTATCTAATCTTTTAAGATGTGCTTTAATTCTATTCGGCAAATATCCCCTCCAGTCCTGTTTTTGATTCCGTTTGCTTTTCTTCTCTCGCTTCCCCTAATCGTTCTTCAATTTCTTCTTCTGACATATCAGGGTTAATTTGTTTCATCACTTCTTTTTTAGTCATATAGCCCTTATCTACCATCCAGTCCCATTCCTCTCGCTGTTCTTGTGGTGATTTCGGAATGTGGGGCTCACTAAAGTTCACTGAATATTCATCGCTAACTTTTACACCATTTGTTTCTAAAATAATCCTATCTAAATCAAATCTTTTTTGCTCAAAATCTCGCCATCTCTGGAAATCACCCATAATAGCTTCAGTTAAATCAACTTCTAAAATTCTCTGATGCTCTCCGCTTGTTGAACCTGTGTTATCTGCCCACTTGATTTTTAAATGATTGGCAAAAGCTACTGTATCAACCACCCACCTTTGAGCCCTTTCTATATCCTGTGGTTTGCCACCGGGTATAGCAAAGCCAAAACTCCCGCCTTCAGGTAGTTTTAAAATCTTATTAATCATTACAGTCAAACTCTTTGCATCAAAATTCCCAGAAGCCCACGGCTGTCCGTGAGATTGATACATTACTAAACTTGATAAATGTGTCCCGAAAACATTATACAATAAATTAGCATTAACTATATCCTGCCCTCCTGTTCGCCACCAGGAATTGGTAATGCGTGGGTATAAATGGCTATAAATAACAGGAACTACACCATAAGGATTAATTCCACCAGGGTTGTCATCGGGAAATTTGACCTTTCCTGATTTGGAAATATAAAATGTTCTGTCATCAGACCAGAAAATGAACCATTGCTCTTTGTCTCTCGTATTGCCGAAATTCCACAGAGGATAAGCTATTGCCACAGGATTCGGATCTCCTGCCATAAAAAATGGCTCAAAATCCAATAAGATTTCTGATTTTAATTGTTCGCCATCATATCGCCTTAAAAAACCTGCCGTCCCCACCAATCCTGTTAATCTATCAAGTTGCAACATATCGTCATCTAATCCCTCAATCTTTTCAATATATTTTTCATCTGCATTCCTAACAGGTGCAGTCTTATAAGCTATGTAACGTGCATCAATTAACTTTTTAGTGATGTTTTGCTGCATTGACGGTATTTCTTTTAACAAATCAGAATCAAAATAATCACTCAAATTTTTATGATAATTCAACCCCTCATAATAATCTAAAGCTGTTAATCTCTCTGTTTTTTCTGCTATTTGTGATTCGTCTAAATATTTTTTCAATGAGGAAACAATTGCTTCCTCGCTCATATCATATACAATCATCCTAAACTCTTAATATATTTGTGATATTGATTCTCAATTATATTTTCTTCACCCCCATATCTCGACACCATTTCTATTCTACCAGCTAACGGAAATCGATTGATAAAAAAATATCTCACAGCATCCATACCGTGATCGTGATAGCCGTCTTTTAACGGCTCGTCTTTTAAAATTCTATCTTCTTTTTTCTCTGGATATCTATATCCTTCAAAATCATCTATAATTCCCAATCCTTCTTTAACATAACATCTTGCCTCCCCCTGTGTATTCTCTAAATAGCTCCTGACTAAATCCACTCCGCTTGGTATTGACCTTGAGATTTTGTCTGTTCTATAATTACAATTAATACCTTCACGCCTAAATATCTCTACATCGCCCAGTCCCGATGTGCTTTGCACTCCCTTACCAGCAGGATCGCAATAATATCTCATTACGTTATATTTCCCTTTGATTCGCCTTGCAAGTTCTTCTGTTTTAATATTGTCATCGTGAACAATACAATCAATAATATGGCAAACCCACTCTCCACGTACTCTCCCGCATTGCACCCAGACAACAGCAGGCATACGATAACCAAAGTCAATAGAGCAATAGGTCTCCCACGCTGGATTGTATTCAAGTTTTTTAACGTGGATATTTCTATCAAAGGGATAAACCTTTCCCGCAAACGAGGTAAATTCCGCTCCGTATTCTTGATTAAATGTCTCTTTTGTGAGTGTTCGTTTAAGTTCATTTATGTCATCCCGAAAATACCTTGAATTCCAACTGGGATGACGCCAGCTTTCCCATAGTTCATAATCAGGAGACTTGCCTCTCTGGTATAAATCATAAATCCAATTGTACCCTCGGGGTGTTGTGCTGAACACACAGAAACCTTGTCTGTCTGATAATGTAGGTCGTAAGTATTGCTCCCAGACTTGCTTTCTAACTGCCGCCGCTTCATCAATGATAAGCCAGTCAAGTCCTTCACCGATAAGGGAGTCGGGGTTTTCTGCTGATTTAATCCAGATTTCGGAATTGTTGATAAATTTGGCATAGAACATCTGTCCGCTTGACATTCTTTTTTCTTTTGTTGGGAATTTGTGGGTGAGAATAAGATTATCGTAAATTTCTCGACTAATCTTATTAGCAAGGTCATAAGTGGGAGCAACAATCCAGCCACGAGTATTATGGCATAATATCGCAGTTTCGGCTTCTCTTGCTGCACCATAAGACTTCCCGCTCCGCCTTCCTTGAACATTTACCCTGAACCTCGCATTTGAATTGTGTATATCCCATTGTACTTTTTCTGGAACATATCCAATATTGCTAAAATATTTAGATTTAATCGTTTGCACATTTCAAATCTTCTTCATCAAACTTGACGCTCTCCCTAATCAGTTCCTTCCATTCATCAGATACATCGGCTTTACGCTCCACGGCTTTTCCTTCTGTGCGGTCAGCGATAAATTGAACTGCCCAGCTTTTACCCTCTAAAGCATATCCAAAGACTTTTCTCATTACTACATCTAATTTGGTCTTGCCATCAATAGAACCTTCTTCTTCACCTATCTTGCGAAGTATGTCAGGGATTGACCGCTTGCCCTTTGGTCTGCCCTTTGGGTTACCGCTAACACCGGGCTTGAATCTTGTATCCTGTTTCTTCCCTGTTTTATCAGGATTCGGCACGTTCAACTCTTTCTGCTTTATTCCCTGTAAATTCTTCCCATCGCTTAACGATTACATCGCAGTAATGGGGGTCTATTTCCATGCCGTAACACTTACGATTCGTCTTTTCACAGGCGATTAGGGTGGAGCCGGAGCCTAAATAAATATCAGCAATCATTGATTTATCTTTTGAAAATCTATTTAATAACTCACATAATAAAGATGTTGGTTTTTGCGTTGGATGCATTCTATTTTTAGCCTCAACAGGGTCTTTACTACTCAAAAAACCAAACCAGTCAAACCTCAAAATGTCTTTTTTGTGTTTATGTTTTGACCATATAATTTCAAAAGATGAGCCTATTGCT